AGATATGGCAAAGACAAATTTAGGGAAAGTGGGCCTTACGCCCAAAAAGGCGTATTCGGCGAGCATTACATACGAGCGCCTGGACTTCGTTACAGCGGGCGATTCGTCCTATGTTTCACTCCAAGATAACAACCTCGGACACCCGGTGACGGATGGGGCTTGGTGGCAGGTTTTGGCCTCCGGGGCCGCTTCGACGGAAGCCGCAACCGCCGCCCTCGCCGCTGCCGCCAAAGCTCTCGAAGCCGCCGCAGCGGCCGCCCCCGTTGTGGTCGAGGTCGAGGGTGCGGATGTCACGATCAACGTGGAAGGCAACCACAAATACATCTGCGGGGAGCTGACCTCGCTGAAGATCGGGACCGTGGAAAAATCGGCCCGAACTTCGGCGATCTTCTTCACATCGGGAAACGTTGCCACGGAGCTCACCTGGTCGGATGACCTCGTGGACATCATCGGCTACAAGACCCCGGCGCCGAATCGAGCCTACGAGATCAATATCGAGGAACTCCGCGCAATCATCGAATAGCCATGGACCGCAGACGAAGTTTGTTGAAGATCGCCGCGCTGCGCAGCGAACGCGAGCAGCAGGTGGGGGTGAATTGCACGAAAGGGTATCTTGAATCGACGGATGCCGGGCTATTGTTCGACGGTCCGCGGAGTATGGAGTGCTTCTTTAATCTCCGCCAATCTGATGGCACTCAACGACCGGCACAATTCTCAACCGCGATGCTAGCTATCGCCGTCACGCCAATGGGTGCGATAATGTTCCACTGCGGAGATAAGTCGCTACAAGTGAGTCGGGCGACAATAGGTGACGATATACATGCCGTCATATCCTATGATGGAGCAACCGCGATGTGTTATATCAATGGCATCGAGGTAGGTGCTATGCAACCAACAGCATACACGCCGAGCGCGTTATTCCGCATTGGAGATCCGTTACATATTACTAAAAGCCCGGTCCATTTTTGCCGTCATTTCAACTACGCCCTTTCCGCGGAAGAAGTAGCCGCACACTACAACAACGGCGATCCTGCAGGGTATGTGGTACCGTTAGCCGATAAATATCGTTGGGAAGCCTCTGAATCTAACATTAGAAATATCAGGTTCTATCCTAATAATGAAGGGTCCGGTGTTACCTCTTATTTAGAGGATAATGCTAATGGTTTCACGGGTCGATACGCACATATAATTTGGGGATCGTCAGGTTTATTGTCGGTATACAGCTATCAATTCATGGGGCATCCGGTCGGATGTGTTGTTGAAGCTAAATTCAAGTATCGTAGTAATGCTCCCGTACGCGTTCTGGCAGACAATAGTATTCTTCCTATCAATATGGAGGATGCGGCTGACGCCACGATTGTATATCGCACAACAGGAACTAATATCTCTGGTTTTAGTGTAACTGTACCAAATGCCGATGCAAATTCATGGGTCGAAATTCAACCTGTGTCGTTACGAACGCTCGGCTGCATCGCCGAGTATTTGCCGCAGAACCTTGTGGGACAATGGCATGAGAAACCGTTTGAGATTACGGGTATAACTACCTATACATGGACCGGAGAAACCGATCCTGTTTACTATCAAGAGCTTTTATTGGGCAGATTTATTCAAACGGGAGCGGTCGTGATGATTAAAGGTTCTGTGTCCGATTATCAAAGCGGAGAACCTTTTGTATATGTAGGGAATAGGCAGGCGATGATCCCTGCGCAAAATGGGAGTTTTACGCTCAAGGTCATCAACAACCGGGACAATATCGGCCGTATCTATTATTATGGCGGGACTGTGAGATCTGATCGACGGTTGACGATTACCATAGATAGTGTCGAGCTGATTCCCGATGTAGCCTTGTCCTGGCTCGACAGCGCCAAGCAGTTCCCGCTGAATGATGAATATCTTCCGCCGCTTTTGCAAAGCGACGGTGGGTATGACCTGACTGCGTCCGGAACGCCGGAAATAATCATCAAATAACGAACTATGAACAACTACGCAAAACTGATCGACGGGCGTATGGAGTACGCCCCCAATTCAATCCGAACCGCCGAAGGGCTTGTTTGCAACCCGCGGCCGGACAAACTGATCCCGCTTGGATACAAAGAGGTGATCTTCGACGAGCAGCCGGAACCGTCCGACCCTCCGAAGCATTACCGGAAGACATACATCGAGGAGGCCGACCGTATCCGGGTCGGCTGGGAGAAGTACACGCCTGTACCGGAGCCGCAGCCCGATCCCGAACAACTCCGAGAGGCCGCATACCGTGCCGAGGCGGATCAATATCTGATGGCCTACGAAGGCTATCTGGCCGAGGGCAAGATACTCGAAGCCGACGAGCAGAAGGCACTCTATCTTGCCAAGAAGGCCGAGATCAGAGAGCGATTCCCGGATAAGTAACTTGTCGGTCGAACTCTCGAAATACCACAAATATATGAAAAGACTTATCAATAAACTCGTCGGATGGCTCAACGCCATCGCTAAAGACAAATACCAACACTTCGCAGTCGGGGCGGTCATCGCCTCCGCGGCGTTGATCGTGGCCGTGCCGTTGGGCGCCTGGTGGCGGTGGCTGCCTTTGATTGTGTCGATGATCGCCGTCCTGACGGCCGCCGTTGTCAAGGAGCGCAAGATCGACCCGAAAGCCGACATGCAGGACATTCTATGGACGCTCGCAGGAGGAGCCGTAGGATGGGTGGTGTTCATCGTGTTTACCCTAACTGCGAGATAAGATGAGCCGCCTGACTGAAATAATCGTTAACCTCGGCTGTAAACTGGGCGAGATATTCCAGACAGTTTATGGCTGGATCGCGGCGGCCGGCATTTTCGTTATGAACTTCTTTGCAGGATACGAGACGGCCATCAACGCCGTCGTGATCTGCGTGGCTCTCGATACTGTCTGGGGAATCGCGGCGCAGATCAAACGCGGGCATTTCGCGCTTTCCGAGTTGGGGCGGCACGGCATGCTGTCGAAACTGGCGCTGTATGCCTCCGTGATCGTCGGATTCGTGCTGCTCGAACGCATGGCCAACCTGGAATCGCAGCTCGCGGTGATCGCCATATGCACGCTGATCTGTTTGGTGGAACTTTGGTCGATGGGAGGCTCGGCGCTGATCGTGAACCCGAAGATGCGGTTCCTGCGCATATTCCGCGAGGTGCTGGCCGGGGAGGTCGCCCGCAAGATGCAGGTCCCGGTCGACGAGGCTAAAAAGTATTTGGACGGCAGCACAGGAAAACTAACCAAGAATTAACCAACATGGCAAGAAAAGAACAGATTGAATTCGTACGGAAGATTTATCCCGCTGCGGCCCGGCTGTATCGTTCCGGCGGGGTGCATCCGCTATTCGTGACGGCGCAGGCCGCTCTGGAAACCGGATGGAAGATCAAAGGAATCGGCAACAACATCTTCGGGATTACGAAAGGCAGCAAGTGGACCGGCCCGGAGTCGCTGGAACTGACGACCGAGTATTTCAAGACCCCGAGCGTGAAGTTCAAAGCACCGGAGCGGGTCGTGTCGATCGAACACGTCGGACCGTGCAAATACAAATACCGGGTCTATCGGTATTTCCGGAATTTCGCGTCGCTGGATGAATGCCTCGACAACCACCTGGAACTGCTTCGCAAACCGGGATATGCCGATGCGTGGCCCTACCGGGACGACCCGAAAGAGTTTGCCCGGCGGCTGGTGGACGACACCGGGGCGAAGTACGCTACGGCACCGAACTACGCCGAAGTGATGGCGGGCATCATCGACACCGTAGAGCGTATCGTAAAGACTGAAAGTTTACTTTAACATTAAATATTAAAACGTATGAAATTCTCCGAAATCATCGACCGGCTCAACGAGGGAAAGGCGGTCGCCCGTTTTTCAAGTCCCGCATGGGCCGGCAAGTTCATCGTCAAACAGATTCCGCAGACAATACCGGCGGAAGTCGTTCCCCGCATGACCAGTTTGCCGGATCATGCGAAAGCCGTTATCGGAACAATAGGGGATGGCAGCATATCGTATCACGACCAGGTGCTGATCATCGAAGCAAACGACGACTGCTCGAAATCCTATGCAACGTCCTACATCCCCACATGGGAGGATATTTTCGCTGACGATTGGCAGGTACTATGAAACGGTATCTGATTATAGCCCTTTTGGTGCTATCGGGATTGTTGTGGATCCAAACGGTCCGCCTGCGAGGCGAACGGGCCGAGCGCAGGCGTGTCCAGTCCAACAACGAGGTATTGACCGACAGCGTGGAGTTCTACCGGACGGCCAGCGGCAAGCACGCCGCATCGCGTCAGGTGCTCGAACTCCGTGCCTCGGAACTGGAGCGATATAACGCTCAACTGGCCGCCACGGTCCGGGAACTGCGGATCAAGGCCCGGCGGCTGGAGGCGGCGGCCATGACGGCCACGCGGACCGAGGTGCAGATCACGGCACCTCTGGAATCCG